TCAGGCCGGTACGATCAATTCCGTCGCTGGAGATTCGCCGAACACGCCCCGCTGCCGGACCATGACGCTGACCGGCCCGATCCGCTCGGCCGCGGTCACCGACACCGACGGCACCACGACGTCGATGTCGCGTGAGTCTGCCCCCGCAGTGGCCCCCGCATTGGCTCCCGCAGTGATGGTCACGCGGTACGCCTCGGCTTCCTCGGCAAGCGGCGCATCGACGCCATCGATCCACCGCCATCCCGCGCGGCTCCGCCGCGTCCACCGCACCGTCGCGCTGCCGTCCGCCTCGGACCGATACGCCAGGTGCACCGGCGAGGGCGGCACCACCGAAGCCCCCCGCATCACGCACCGCGTCTCGACCGGCATCGCGTCGCCTACGCCAGACGCCATCACCCGCACTTCGCGCCCGAGCACCGACACCGGCAGGTCGAACGCTCGCGCCGCCTCGGCCTCGATCAGCACGAACCGATCCCCAACGGCCTGTGCGCCAGCTGCAGCTTCGGTCCCCCGCCGCCCGCGCAGCAACCCGCTCAACCGCCACCGCGCGCCGCCCAGCGGTTCCGCCCGCCCGAACTGAACCAGCTCGTCACCCAGCAACGCCAGATTGACGCCTCGATCGAGCGCGGCGGCATCCGCATCGCCCAACTCCTTCTCCGCATGAACCAGCGTCACCTCGAACGCGCCGCACATATCGACCAGCATCGCCGGCGCCTCCGGCGCAACTACCGCGACCGTCCCCAGCACGGCAGGCGCCGCCGTCGCTCCGGCCGTCACCCAGCTTACCCCATCATCGATGGAGTAAAGCAGAGCCGCCTGCCGCCATGCCGCCCCCGATCCGGCCGCGACCACCGTCATCCGCGGCGCAGTCAACGGCGCCTCGTCCAACCCCGGAACCTCGAAGGCCTGCAGGATCGTCGCGCCCACGACCGCATCCACCGCCCCCGAGACCCGCCCGCTCGTCGCACTAGCCGGCAGCGACGCCGCCACCAGCGGCACCAGCCCCAATGTCGTCACCATCCCCTCGATGCTGACATCGGCCACCCGCCACACGCCGCTCTCGCCCGAAATCGTCACGCAAGCCCCCGGAGCAATCGCCATCGCCCCAAACCCCGCCGCGACGGTCCGCCGAACCCGCCCAGCCTCGGCCCGCGCGAGCATAGCCTCCGCCACCGTCTTCGCCGCCCCTGCCTCCAGCACCGCCGGCACTTCGACTCGATCATCGCGCACGCCAGCACCCGGCCGCCGAGCCCGCTGCACGCCAGCCTGGTAATCGCGCGCCGCATCGTAATACCCGATGGTCACGGTCCGAGGCACCGTCTCGATCGCCGCCACCGCCCGAGCCCGCCGCACGCCCTTCCCCTCAGCCGCAAACCCCTCGTCCGCCACGGCAACGGTCGTTCCCGCCGCGTCCCGCATCACCAACCCGGCCCCAACAGGCGCAAACCAGGCCCCACCAGCCTGCCCCAGCATCTCCAGCACCGCCCGAACGCTCCCGCCCGACGCCGCAAACCCGCCAACCGCCAGCGCCGCCGTCCCCGAAACCTCCCCAGCCAGCGCCCGAGCGATCGTCGAGACCAACACCGGCCCCTCGTCCGCAATCACCTCGAACGTCAGCGAAGGAATCCGATTCCCGAAATCCGCCAGCTGCAACATCTCGAACACGGCATAAGCCGCCCCCCGATACGCCGGCGACGTCGCTCCTTCGGCAGAGGCGATCAGAGGATCCACCGCCTGGTCCTCACCCCCCAGATGCAGCCGAAACCCGGTCGCCGTCTTGAAGTCCCCCGCCGCCCCCCGCAGCAGCTTCCCCTCGGCCCAGATCCGCCCCACACCGCGAATGGCCCGAGCCGACAACAGCACCGCAAACGACGCCGCATAGGAGTAAGTCGAGACGCTAGGCCGCCCCTTGCCCGACCGAGACGAGGCACGACTCTCGATCAGGTCGGTCGCCCAGATCACCGTCCCCGCCACCCGCATCGTCCCGAACAACTTCGGGATCTGCGCCCCATAGGACGAGGTCTGCACCGCCAGCTCGATCAGCCGAGGCCCCTCCCGCCGCTTCGGCCCGAACAGCGCATGATCCACCGATTGCCCGATCAAGGCCCCGATCGCGCCGCCGATCGGCCCGCCCACCGCGCTCCCCACGGCCGTCAATACCAAGGTCGCCATGTCACACCCCCATCCGCCAAACCCCAAGGATCGGCCAAGGCGGCATCCCCGGCCGCTCCACCACGCGCCGCAGTCCCGCATCCGCATGCACGAACCCCGCCGCCGTCCTGATCCCCAGATGAACCTGCCCCGGCCCCGCCGCCATCAACAGCACGTCGCCCGCCTCCGCGGTCGCAACCCGCACCAGCACCCGATCGAGCAAACCCCAATCGCCACCCCGCAGCGAATACCCGGTCGGCACCTCCCCGACATACCCACCAGCCCGCAAAGCCAGCGCGACCAGCCCGACACAATGGAGCCCGTCCGCCCCCCGCCCATGCAACCGAAACCGCGTCCCCACCGCCGCGACGGCAGCCTCCGCGATCCGGTTCAAGCCCCAGGATACCCCGTCAGCAGGTCAATCCCCGGCAAATACGGCTCCCCCCGAAAGTTCACCGCATTCCCAAACCGCCCCACGCAGGTGGCCAGACTTTTGTCACACCCCTCGACCACTTCGACCAACACCCCCGCCTCCACGACGAACGAAGGCACCGCGCGCAACGTCACCGCCGCCCCGACACCCCGCGCGACAGCGCTCTCCAGCCCACAATTCGCGCCCCCAAACCACCGCAGCAGCCCACCCCCAAGCCCCTCCGCGCTCGCATCGAGCGTAACCACCGCCCCCACGCACGCCACGACCCGAGCAAACCGCCGCCGCCCCGCCATCGCCACGCGACACCGCCGATCCCCCAGTTCCGCCCGACACTCCGGCGAAGTCTCCTCCACCACCGGCCGATCCAGCGCAGCACTCGCCCCCCGAAGTTCGGCGGTGAACCCCGCATCCCCCAGTTCGACCGCCCCGATAACGCCCTCCCCCAGCTCGACCCGAGAGGCCGGATCGGTCCAGTCCACCGCAAACAACACCACCCGAGCCCCATCCCAGCGCCCCGCCAACAAGTCCCGCTCGCCGATCGCGGCGGAAGTCAAAGCCCCCGCCACATCCATAGTGTCCGCCTCTAACCCATCGGCGCGCTGGATCGCCGAAGGCGTCATCCCCGGCGCCGCCCGGTGCACCAGCCCCGCCACCACCAAATCCAGATCATGCGCGGTCAAGCCGACCGCCACCCCATCCCGCCGCTCGATCCGCCAGCACAAGGCGATCGTCGCAAGCTCTGCATCCAGAAACATGAGCGTCTCCTATGAAAACCCCTCTCCCCTCCGGGGAGAGGGAGGGGCCCGCGCGCCCTTGCGCGTGGGAGGGTGAGGGCACGCCCACCAAAGCACGTGCCCTCACCCTCCCGTCGCCCACGGCTCCTCCTTCCCTCTCCCCTGAAGGGAGAAGGTTATTCCCGCACCTCGACCAGCGGCACACTCGCCGCCACCCCAGCCAGAAACGTAGCCCGAGCAACGCTCAACCGATCCTCGGCAAACCGAACCGGCACATCGAACGCAAACCCGGCAGTCACCACCACCCCGAGAGCAGGCGCCACATCCAGCACCACCCACCCCCCAGCCTCCACCGAGAACGCCGCAGTCGCGATCCCGTCGACCGCCAAAGAAACACTCCCCACAACCGGCCGAGTAATCCGCCGCTCGGCCGCACCGTAAGACTTCACCAAGGCAAACCGCCGAGCCACTCCGTCCCCAACACCGACGACCTCCCCGACAGCCTCGAAATCGAAAGGATCCCGCAACCGAAACCCCCGCGCCGCCCCCATCCGCGCCCGAAAGAACGCGAGCAGCACCCCGATATCCGCCTCGCTCCGCAATCCCGGCCCCACGTCATACGACGTCCGAGCCTCCGCCCACGCCGCGTTACGCGCCTCCCGCCCCCCGGCACTCGTCAGGATCGCAGTCGAAAACCCCGGCGCCACCTCGGCCTCGCGTCCCAGTTCCAACGGAAACAACACATCATCGAACGCATCCACGGCCTCGTCTCCCTCAGAGCGATCAAAATGCACGAACCCATCCCGCATCACCTGCGGCAGCGCCCAAAGGAACGTCTCCGCCACCCCCCGCGCCCGAGCCACCTCGGCAGCCGCCTCGATCAGCCCCCACTCCGCCGTCTGATCCGGCCCCAAATCCGGCTGGAGCACGAACCCGGACAGATAATGCTGCCTCTCGACCGGATACCCCAGCCGCGCGAACGCCACCGCCACGCCCTCCGCCGACGACGCGGAATCCCCCGCCGTCACCCAGTCGTAATCCTCCAGCTGCAACACATCGAAAGCAGGACTCGCCCACCCCACCGGCATGTTCGCACGCTTCGCCTCCGGTGCCTTGGCATCCAGCACGGTCGGCAAATACGTCAGCAGATGCGAGACGCATTCCGGCGCTTCGGCTTTGGCAGCCGCCACCAAAGCCGCAGTAGACGCCGCCAGGCAAACCCCCGCCGCATCCAGCGTAACGATCTGCGCAGGCGTCTTCGACCGTCGGATGTTCGCGATCGGCACCGGCGCAAACGCCGCCACCGCGCTCGCGTCATAAAAGCACGGCCGCGCATCCGGCATGATCCACCACCACGGCTCGCCGACCTGGAACTTCGCCGCCAACCCCGCCGCCACCGCAATCCCGATGAAAGCCCGCGCCACCGCCTGCAGATACCCCATCGCCCCGCCATGCGCCGGCGACAGCAACGTGGAAGGCGGCTCCCACCCGGTCAGCGCCGGCGACCCGTCGGCGGCCCGCTGCTTCCAGTCGTTCCAGCAATGCGCGTCGAACAGCTCGTAACTCAGCGACCAGATCACATCGAACCCAAGCGCCTTCGCCCGCGCCGCAAAATCCCGATGCCACGCCGCACAAGCGACGTTCAAAACGCCCCCCGCCGCCGACACGTAAAACCCGCCGCCTGTCCCCTCGAGCCGGAAATAATGGCTCATGCCCACATAATGCGTGATGCTCCTCCGATACCCGAGATGCAGCGCATTGCGCAGCACCCGCGCCGGCGTCAGGTTATAACTGTCGTCATACCCGCCCGCGATCCGAACCCCGTGCTCGGGCACCACCGCATCGCCGATCGCCAGCACCGCCCCCGGCCCCTCGCAGACGAGATCGGTCCACTCGACCCACCCCTCGCGCAGCGCAGGCGAGGCCACATCCACGCCAGTATAATCCGGCGGCACCACCGAAACGAACATCCGGTCGATATCCCCCGCCCAAACCGGATCGCTATCCTCGGGCAGCTCATACCCGCCAACGATCGCCCCGAAATCGAGCGAAACGACCGCATCCTCCGGCGTCCCCACCGCATAATTCCACAACCGCACATACCAGGACCGAGCGCCCCCCGCCGCATCCCGCCCCTCGATCGTCAACGTCGGGCCATTGATCGCGTCCAACGCCATCACGCCACCAGATCGCCACCGAAACCGCAGTCGACACTCCCGAAAATCCCGCGAAGTCTCATACTGCAGCAAAGGGTGATCGAAGCGATCGACCGCCTCCCAGATCACTCCCGCCAGATCATCCGCCTTATAAAACACCGCATCCACCCGCAGCGAAGCGGGACCGGTAGTCACGACCGAAGCCATCATCGGCCGCGGAAAATCCACCGTCCAAAACCGAGGGTCGAACCGCGAGACAAGCCCCTCGACCTGCACAGTCCGAGCCGAGCAAAGCCAATGCGCCATAGATGTGTCCGATCATAAAACCCTCTCCCTTCAGGGGAGAGGGAGGGGCCCGCGCGAAGCGTGGGAGGGTGAGGGCACGCTCACCAAGACACGTGCCCTCACCCTCCCGTCGCAAGCGCTCCTCCGTCCCTCTCCCCGACGGGAGAGGGTAAGCCGTCACTCCACCGCCAAAGCCGCCTTCACCGCCCGCGCCACCTGCCGGCTCGACTGCGCCAACACCCCAGCAGCACTCCCCCCAACAGCATTCACCGTGATAGCCACCCTCACCTCGCGCCCGCCCCCCGGCGCGCCCGTCTCGACCCGCCCGCTAGAAGTAGGCACGAAAACCTCCGCCCCCCGCTCCCCGACAACATAAGCCCGCCCCGGAGAAACCGGCCCACCGGTAGCCCGCCCAGGCAACCCACCAACCAACCCCGCCAGCGCACCACTCAAACCCCCACCGCTCAACACAGACTGAACCCCAGCCTTGAGCGCAGCCGAAGCAATCGCATCCAGCGCCGACAGAGCCACCCCCTTCAGCTCCTCGAACCCCAGTTTCCCCGACCGAACCGCCCGCAACAGCCCCGCCTCCAGCCGAAGCGAAGCCCGCTCCGCCCCAGCCCCAAGCACCCCCTCCAGCTCCCCCCGCATCGCCTCCACGTCGCGCGAGAACCCAGCCGTATCCGCCCGCACGCTCACCAGCGCCGCATCGAAATCATCCATCAGGAAAAGCCCCCCTCAATCGCGCGATCGTCGAAGCATCCGGCGGCGTCTCCGCCTCCCCCACCAAAGCCCCGACCACCCCCGCCAATTCCGCCGGCGTAGCTCGCCAGAACACCTCCGGCGCCCACCCCAACACCGCCCCAGCGAACCCTGCCAACCGCCCAGCGCTGTCGGAAAACGTCACTTCCCCGCCAGGATCTGCCGCAACAGCACCCGCAAAACCGGCGTCACCGCCGCCAGCCCCGCCTCGACGACAGCCTCCCCCAACCGCTCCCGAGTAACCCCCTCCGGGCACTCGCGAAGGCAATGCCAGAACAGCCCCACCATCTCCCCGATCCCAAGCTTCCCCTCCGCCGCCCGCTCGACGAGCGCAAACAAAGGCCCCAACTCGCTCTCGGCTGCGACCAGCGCCGCAAAGCTAGGCCGCAAGACAAGGGTCTCCCCTCCAACCCGAAGAGACCCCTCCCCCCGAACCGAATTCGCCAGATCCGTCATAAGAAATCTCCAAAAATTCCCTCGCCCCTCCGGGGAGAGGGAGGGGCCCGCGCGCCCTTGCGCGTGGGAGGGAGAGGGGAGTGAGGCTAGGAACACCCACCCCAACCACCCCTCACCCTCCCGTCGCAAGTGCTCCTCCTTCCCTCTCCCCGAAGGGGCGAGGGACAGCGTTCACCCCACAACAACAGCCCCGGAACTCTCCAGGCTAAGCGTGTAAGACCGCTCCCCATTGAAATCCCCGGCGTAATCCAGCCGAGACACCAGGAACTTCCCGGTCATCGTATCGCCCCCCTCGAACGCCAGCCGATAATCATCGAGCACGCCGGTCAGCGCACTAGCCTTCACCCGCAACTCCGCCACCGACCCGGTAAAAACCCCTGCGCCGGAAACGGAAACGCTCCGAACCCCAGCCCCCGACAGCAACTGCCGCCACCCCCCAGAATCCTTGGTGGTGACAACGATAGCCTCCCCATTCACCGACATCTGCGTAGTCCGCAGCCCCGCCACGGTCGCGTAGACCACCGGCACCGCCCCGTTCCCCACCTTCAGCAGGAACGCACTTCCCTTCTCCACCGCCATGTCAGCTCCTCCCGCGTGTCCCCGCGAAGGCGGGGATCCAGCCTGCACCGCGTCTTCGCGGCGCATCTCTCAAGTCTCGAAGCTCAACTCTCCCGATACATCCGCACCAGAAACTCAGCCGTCCCGCGCCACCGATCCCCGACCCGCAGCACGCGAGACCGAACCAGCGCCAACCGAACCACCCGCCACCCCTCACCAAGATCAGGCGCAAGAGCCTCCAACCCCTCCTCAGCCGCCGCCAGCAGAGCCCGCGCCCGAACCGGCCGCTCCCCCCCATCGAACAGCGTCAAAAGAACGCGCCCCTCCCGCCCGACCCAGGTCTTCGTGCTCCAGTCCGACAGCACCGGCTCATCGACCACCGCATAAGGCAGCCCCCCACGCACCGGCGGCGCATCGAACACGCTCACATCCAGCACCGCGTTCAGCCGCGCCACGATCGCACCCTGCAGAACCACCCGCCCACTCACGTCAAAGCTCCGGGGTGCGCCTCAAGACCCAACCGCATCCGCCGATAAGGCCGCCACAAAGCCGCCACCGCCGCCGGCGGCGCCACATCGCTTTCCCGGTGATCGAACAGATGCGCCACCAGCATCGCCACTCCCTGCGCGATTGGGGCGGGCACCGCCTCGAAGCTCACTGCAAGCCCAGCAGAATACGCCACCGCCACGCGCCCGGCCGACCCGGCGGCGAGAACACGGACCCAGCCAACCCCATCCGCATCGATATCGACCGCATACGCCCCGACTGCCAGGACGAAAGGAGCCCCCTCCACCGGCAACCCCGTAACCCCCGCAATCACGGTAACCGGCGCAACCAACAACCGCCGCCACCCCGCCGCACTAGTCACCACATCCTCGAACGGCCGCCCAATCACCGCCGCCCCCAGAAAAGCCTCCCCGAGCAGCAAAGCCGTCTGCGCCAACCGCGCCAGCACGACATCTTCCCCGCTCTCCACCCGCAACAAAGCCCTCGCCGCGACGACCACCTCAGCGATCACCCCGGCAGAAATCGCCGACCCACCCATGTCAGATCTCCAAAAACTACCCCTCTCCCTCCGGGGAGAGGGAGGGGCCCGCGACGAAGTCGTGGGAGGGTGAGGGCCCGCCGCCCGCGAG